CTAAACAACCGCATTGTCCTGGCGCACATCGCAGATAGTAAACGTCACGACCCCGATAACAGTTACATCGTCCAGGGCTTCACCCTCGATCGCTTCACCATCTTCGGTAATCAGCGACTTTCCTCTCAGCGTGGCAAGCTCTGTCCCGCCGCCGTGCTGGATCAGAACCTGACTACCTTGTGATGGCTTCAGGGAGATATCCAGCACAACGTAACCGCCTGATCGCTCGAAGAGGCGCGTATTTGGCCCGACATTGCAGATCGAGTTAACCGTTAATCGCTGTTCCGTGTAGTCCGTCGCGGGTGATGGAAAGCCCATTACAGAACCCTCCCCATGTTGGCCATCATCCACAGCCGGTTTTCGCTATGGTCGGTGGTTTTATCGATGAAGTAAGACTGCTCGCGAGCGATCCAGGCGTTAGCCTCCACCTCGGAAAAGTGGATGCCTCGCTGGCGCAGCGCGGTAACGAAGTCGAGGGTGTGAAGGTACTGGAACCCCTTGGAGCTGCGCAAAATGGACTCGCGGAAAGCCGCGGCGATGTCTGACTGTCGAAGCATGATCTGCCCCCCCCCCAATGAATGTCGCGGTAGGGATACCCGTTACCGAATACCCCCCGCACAGATCCCGGCGTGCGCGATTTACGCACCGGGCTCCTGCCTCGGGTGTCTGGCGGTGAACCGCTCCACAGGCCATGGATGAAGAACCCGAACCCTTGGTAGCCATGCGGCTGCCAGTTTGTTTGCTTTCGTCCAGGTCGTATCATCCTTCTGGCTCCTGCGCCTGAGCGCCCGGCGCCAGAGGTTTGTTACGTGTGTCCTGAACTTCTGCATGGTGGGGAAGTTGCCCGGTACCGAGTGATAGTTCAGGTATCCCTGAACCACTCTCCTGAGCCATTTTCCCTGTTCGGGGATTGAGTAATGCCAGCGCCTTCGCAGACCGTCTTTGATGGCTTTCAGAGTTGCCGTCATCCGATCCCGGCGGGTCTTTCGTATCAGCATGAACCTGCCGTTGCGATCTTTCCCGCTGATGTGCGTGAACCCGAGGAAGTTGAACGTTTCTGGTTTGCCTTTTCCCCTGATGGCACGGTTTTCGGCAGCGAAGCGGCCGAACTCCATCAGACGGGTTTTCTCCGGGTGAACCGTGAGTCCGAACTCCCTCAGTCTGCGCTGCATGGCTATACGGAAGCGCCGGGCATCGTATCGTTTGTCGAACCCGATGACGATGTCATCGGCGTATCTGACCATTACCACATTGCCTGTGGCATAGCGACGTCGCCACTGATGCGCCCACAGATCGAAGACGTAGTGGAGGTATATGTTTGCCAGCAGCGGTGAGATGACCGCACCCTGTGGGGTGCCTTCCTCCGTTGCTCGCCATTGACCCTCCTCCGACGTCCCGGCTGTGAGCCACTTACGTATGAGCCTGATTACCCTCCGGTCGCCGATCCGATGCTCTGTGAACCTGATCAGCCATTCGTGGCTCACCCTGTCGAAGAACTGACTGATGTCGGCATCCAGTACCCAGTTTACGTTAGTGCGTACCAGCCCTGTGGCCAGTGCGTCCAGTGCATCGTGCTGGCTTCGCCCGGGTCTGAACCCGTATGAGAACCCCATAAAGTCGTTTTCATAGACTGCGTTCAGGATTTTCACCAGCGCATACTGGACGATCTTGTCCTCCAGCGAGGCGATGCCGAGCGGGCGTTGTTTTCCATCCGCTTTTGGGATGTAGTGACGCCTGCCGGGCTGCGCCCTGTAGCTGCCCTGATGTAGCCTCCGGTGCAGATCTGTTATGTTGTTCTTCATGTTTCCGGCGTAGTCCATCCACCTGATGCCATCCACTCCGGCGGCCGCTTTCCTGCTCAGGGAGAGGAATGCGGCTTCCAGTGCTTCGACTGTCAGCAGGTGGAACAATGCTGTAAACCGTTCTTTCTTCCGCTGCTTCGCAGCTTCCCGCACGCGTGACAGCCTCTGTGACATGCTTTCCCGGCTCTGTGTCCGGCGCATGTGTGGCTGTTCCGCGTTCCCCTTGGCCCCGCTCCTTCGCTCCACTGACTCCGCTCCTTTCGGGTTGTTCGCCTGCTTCGCCGCTACTATGAGCGAGTCCGACTTCTCCTCTCCGTACATCACCGGCTATGACTCCTCGTCTTCCCGGTGCGGGCCATCTCCGACACTGGCAGATGGTCAGAGGGGGAGATCTCCCGGTTCCCGCGTAGAGATCGTATTGACATGCCAGGGTCTCAGACCCCGCCGGGTCCATGTGGCACTCGCAGTATCGCACCCTATGATGTTGCCTTCCGTTAACAGTACAACGTCGGCACCCGGTAATTTAATATAGATTTCGTGGCTCAATGGCTGGCCTGTCAACACCCCTGTCAACGCTTCGCCCCATACCTCGCGGTATGCAACGCATGACTCGGGGACCTTGTGGATTGCTGGTCCTTCAATGGTCGGGGACTTTCACCCCTTGATCTCTACCGGTCTCCCGGCGCACACTGTTTTTATATACAGTAGTTTCATCAAAGAGTCGGATCAATACTAGATGATGACTTTGTTTTATCTTACGGTAGCTCCTTAAATTGATTTTTACACAACTAATTGATATCAATACGTGTTTTAACCAAGACACTCCTCCACCAAAATGAGTACAAAAAGTGACACCCTTGTTCGCAGAATACTACGTAAATCAGATGGCCTGGGCCTCAAGCTCAGCAAGTCTGGGATCGACTACGAGACCCTACAGTCACATGGATGGGCTGAAGTTTCAGATGGCACTAACACGATAATGGTTGAGCTTACTGATGGTGTTAAGTTGCAATTCTTCTTATGCGTCAAACATCTGAGCGCATAACTCGTTATTGCATCGCCAGTAAAAACTGAGAGACAGATATTTTTTCTGCTGAAGTAAGAATGCCGTTCATCAACAGGCAAGACTTAATGTACTTGGTACTTGTTTCACTGTTGTTATCAGTTTTTCTACCAAGCAATACATTATTAGTACCTGCCACCCTGGTCCCGGGAAATGTTGCACTCCCGGAAATAAGAGTTCCAGTTTCAGGATTAAATATATCTACTGTAACAGAGCCTTGAGTTATCGAGGCGCAAAATGCAAACATATCTCCGACTGCGATTGCGGTTGGGAATGTAGCGTAAGCATAACCAGCTGAAGATTGTCCGTTATTTTGCCCAACACAAAAAAGACTTCCTGTGCCGTTTGTAAACCCTACCGAAAAACCACTTGCTGCAGACCCACTGCCAGCAAAATCTGCAATCATATGAGCGTTAAGTGATGCGCCTGCTGGATTGCGCTTGGCAACTCCACAAACAGATAATGACAGAGTAGCCTTCTGATTAGTATCCATGTAATCTGTTGTATTTACAGATATATATCCAGGAGAATTGTTTACATTTCCATGAATGACTGCCGGAGAATCTTTGTTATAAGAGTTGTAGGTTATGTCGGTTACGGGGTCCCCAAAATAGAAACCAGCATAAGGTGTTGCACCTGTGGTTGGCAGGCCAATAAACCAGTTTGACACATCAAAGTCAGATAAAGTTTTCATTCCAGAGATAACTGGAAGAGTGGCGTCTATATAAATAGCTGATATCGGCATTATTAAGCTCCCAGAAAAAATTTTTTTTTGATCTTTCTCGTTAGTACATATGCGCCCAAGGCGCTAAGATGCAAGGCATCTTCCCACGCACCTCCTGAACTGCTATACACTTTGGGGAATAATTGATAACCACTAATGAAATTTACATTATATTCAACCGCTATTTCCCTCATTGCTTTATCGTATTCTGACAGTGCGGGTGTTCCTGTGGCGTTACACTGTGCAGGGGACATAAGGCAAATGCAAATATCAGGAGTTGCGCTTCTATATTTAGTAATGATTTCAATAATCCCAGATTTATACTCAGTTACCCCCTGACTCATCCGGAAGTCATTCGTTCCAAGAATAATAAAAAGGAGGTCTATATCAAGGTATTGAGCTACTGGCTTTATCCATGATGAAAAGTTGAAATAGTCACTTGCAAATGCTCCTCCATTACCCATCCTGGATACAGTCACCCCTGATGATATTGAGTTATTTTTACCATACATACCAAGAATGGAAACAACACCAGTACCGGTGCTTTGGATTGTCACCGTATGTGCAGTAGCGCTAAGTCCGCTAAAATCATACTTCTTGGCAGTCCCTGTATTCCCTCCCGTGATTGTTACAGGTGCATTGCTGTCGATGGTGATGGTGAACGTTCCAGACCCATCATAGTAAAATACCGAAAGATTTGTTACAGTCACGCCCGTCCATACGAGCGAACCAACAGTGTTGTTGTTGTAGTATCCGTTGCCATCAGGGCCACAGCCATACGGCGGAATGTTCGTGTTATTGCTGCCACCGTCATATTTCGTAAAGTTTGTTGCGGTTACTGGTGATATTCCAGACATGACACCATCTGTTCTGTTTGAACAACTAATCCAGCCAGGGTCTTTGTATGTACCACCAAGAATATTAATTAAAGACTGAGGAATGGTGTTTTTCTCTGTCCACGAATCGCCGGTAAAAGCAATGTTTAGGCTGGTAGACTGGCCAGCAAAAATACGGCTATTTTTGAAAAGGAACTTGTACTGATCTCCTTCGATGAAGGAACGTACCGCATCAACTTCCCCACCAGATACAAGGTTTTTTACATATTCCTGCAATACCGGGCCAAGACCTGGAGCATCGAATAGCCCACCATGAAACCACGCATATACGTTCCCTTGTTGGTCATATAAAAAAGGAAAGTAATAAGGTGAAAAGTCTCCTTGCGGTATAAACTTCTGGGCCCATTCGTTTGGAATTTCAGAAACAACCTGTGTAACATTTGGCCCCAGTCCGGCCACATCAAATTTGCCGCCATCAAACCATGCTGGCACCATACTATTCCTGTCAAAGAAGGCCGGGAAATAACCAGGCCTGTATTCACCTGGGACGAGGCGCTCATTAATTTTATCATCAACGGTCTTGGTTGATGGCATTTGGCGCCCAGTAGGCTCCAGAGTCCCTCCGTTATTAATGACTTCAATTGCCAGCGAGCTATCATCAGGGCTACGGTAATACGTGGTAGAACCCACCGGGATATTCGCTATGTCTGCCTGAGCATCAGCCAGCGTCATATACTGCCGGCTGAGAGGGATCAGGTTCTGCCGCGTTTCTTCAACGACTTTATCCCCTTCCGCCTTCATTCCGTCTACGGTGTAATGCTCACCGCCGAGGCGATCGGTGTATGTCAGGTCGGTACTGGTGACAACCTTATCCAGCATGGCGCCGGCATAAACTGCGTCACGGATATCCGTGCTCGGAACAGCGTTATCTGTGGGAGTTGGTAACGGTACTTCTGCCATTGTGCATGTCGCCCTATAAAAGGCGCACGAATCCCTCAGAAGTGAATCTGATGGTGTGCGCGAAGGTTGGTAATTACTGCTGCGTGTTACGGATAAATCGAGTCTGAATACTCAGTCAGGGAAAGCGTTTGAGTATCGTCACCGTTGGGTTTAGCGCTATCGACGCGCCAGATTGTGGAGTTCAGTTCCGAGTCGGTAGCGATGAAATACCGACTAGGGTTTTGCACCGTGCTGCGGTCATAAATATTCAGTTCGAAGGTATCGGCTGCAGCCTGGAATGCTTTGGGCTTGCCGTTTACCGGATAGGCTCGCCAGCGCCCGCGGTAATTGCCGAGGCTGTCGGTCATTACCACCCACATATCGCCCAAAGAAAAGTCGATACGCTCCGAGGTCGAGAACACATCCCCGGATCGCCCTGTGATGTATCCCGTTTGCTGCGCGTTGTCGTACATGTCCGGACACTGAACCACCGTACCGCGCACGACCTGCGTTTCTTCCAGCACTTTCACCGTCATGGTCAGGCGTGAGTAAAGGATTTTCCTCGCCTCAAGCCAGGCCCGATCGGTTGCCTGAGTGGCGTTGCGGCAGCCATCAAGGCTGATCTGCATCGCGTTAACAGTGGCATCTTCAACCTCAGTGATGCCGCTGCTGTCGATCTGCAGATAGATGTACGCCTTCTTGTTCGTCAGCGGGTCAACGTAGTCCAGCGCCACGCCGTCGTAACCGCCGGGGAGAGACATTTGCCAGGCGACTTTGTACTCGTCCCAGAACATGTTTGAGCGCGCAAAAACCGCGTCGGGATTTGTCACTTTCTCATCACGCCAGAACGTCAGCACATCGCCGATATTATTGCCATCAACGCGGGATACGTTGGCGATCGTCGCTATGCGCTCACCAAGCGGCTGTTTCTCATCCGAGAAGGTGTAATCGAAATACCCAAGCGCCTCATCAGGCAGCGAATCGGCAATGGCATACAGAGCGGCGACGTCAATGCTGGCCACGTCCTGCCGACCGACAACCACCCATTCGTGAAGGATTGCATCAGCAAACGAGCGACTCGGCCGCAGCGTGTAATCAACCGCGCCGGTTGTCCGGTCGTAGCTGATGGTATGCCGCTGCGCCAGCATGTTGTACTTCTGCTCGCGGTTGCTGTTGCTGTCGTTCGAGCCTTTGATCGTGATGCGGGCTATTGTGTCTTCCGGATACACGACGTTTTCGCGTACGTTCACCGCGTGGATCGCCATCAGAGTCACTACGTTGGCGTCATTGCTGTTGTCTAGGCGCTCGATGGTGACCGCATATCGCCCCGCCCCGGCCGCCGGAACGAACTTATGCGTTGTGCGGAAATACCGGGTCGTCACCTGGAAGTCGTTATCGAAGAAATAATCGTGCTGCTCCGACGTACCAGGCACCTGATTGTTGTCGTCATCGACCTGCCAGAACTTGATCCGGTATTGCGTTGTGCCGGCCGTCGCGCCGAGCTGAACCAGCACATGCACCCAGACCTGAGTGGAGACGATCGGCGACACTGACGGTCCGATAACCAGAGGGGTCTGGTCATTCAGCGTGAACAGCGTCGTGTTGATGACCGCATTGCCCGGAAGAGACGTAATCTCTCCGGAGAGCTCGCCAATATAGAACGTCGTGTACGACAGCGTATCGTCGCCGATAAAGCTCTCCGAGGAGATGATATTCCCGGCACCGGTGACGTTGCGTGTGACGCTTGTGCCACCGTCGTTCCAGGTGGCGTTGATGACGAACGTAACCGGGTGCGGTACCGCCAGCGCAGCAAAATAGCTAAAGTTGTCATCGTTAGACAGCACGACAGCCTTTAACTGATTACTCTCGATCGCAACTGATGTCGGCGCCGTCGTGGTAGCGGTCTGGGCCGGAAAGTCCTGGGATTCGTTTAACCCGGGGACCGTCTCGTTATCGACATCATCGAACTGATAGCCGACTTCAATCGTGCCGATCACGTCACCAGGGTTATAAATAGCGGAACTGGCGCCAGCCAGGCTGCCGAGGTTCGATTCCGAATAGCGGATCGATGAGATGGTGTACCGGCCGTAACCCACCTCGAACCATTCAGTAAGCTGTTTGTTATTGTCGACGAACTCAAACAGTGCTTCCTGAATCAGGTCAGGAAAGACGCGGCACTGGCCGTAAATGTTAGGGCGCCCCTTGTAGAGCCGCGCGCGGTTCGTCTGGCCAGTTAAGTCGTTGTTAGGGGATTCGCCTGTCGCAACCGATACCGACGCACTGGGCTTATTTGACAGGCCGAACACCTTCAGCGCGCCGGAGAGGATTTTCGTGACCGGACGCAATATCGTGGTGATGAGCTTTCCCACCCCGCCCTCTGGCTGGTCGAACACAGCAACCACATCACCGGATCGCAGTGGCCGGCTGATATCGTAATCGTCCGGCAGCGCGCGGCCATTCAGTTTCACGACAACATCACGGTGCAGCTGAAGAGAATCCAGCAGGCTCACCAGTGTGGTGCCTGCATCTACCGCCCCCCGCTGCAGCGGCGCTCCGGGCAGCCTCTGTAACTCATATCGCACCATGCACCATGTACTCCACTTTGCTGTAAACCTTCAGTAATGCCAGCGGGCTGTCGCAGCGCACGAAACCGAATTCGCCGCGGGCATGCAGGCATTTCACCGGGCTGATCATCACACCGATATGTGCGGGCACATCACCGCGGTAAAAAACGGCGATGCATCCGGTGGACGCCACCGGCACACGCCGCCAGTGCGCGTGCTCCTGTTCGTAGCAGGTGATGAAATCCGCGCCCGATTCGTAGCCGGCGATGTGATGCAGCTCCAGGCCGAGCACATGCCGGTAATAGAGAACCACCAGGCCCCAGCAGTCCGTCTGCTCAAAACTGCAGGCGCGATTAGCCCAGGGCTTGCCGTTAACAAGCCCGATAAAGTCGCTCTGTGTCATACGGTGATCAGCCCGGGATAGTCTTTCGTGGTGTAAATGATGGAGTTGGCCAGCGTCAGCGGATTAGTCTTGCCGGCGGTCACGGTGACGTTGCTGGCATCGGCTGAAATATCGTTCACGTAAAGCGTCCAGTCTTTCAGAGATGATTCATCGCCGATCGCGTTCCACTGCTGATACAGGCACTTTATCGGCGTCATGCGCGCCGCCCCGCGCCAGCTTTTCAGTGTCTGCCGTACATGTTCCGTAGCGGCGACAAACGTTATGGCCATTGATATGACCGCCGTTCCGTCCTGCGCCGGCTCGGTAACGCTGAACCGCGCAGGCTCGAAGGCATTTCCGCCGAACGTCGCCGGGCGAAACAGGTTATTGACCACCCGGTAATAGCCGAAAGCCGGATGATAAAACTCCACCGTCTGTTTGATATCGCTGGCCGGCCGCCGCTCTTTCCATTCTCGTAATGTTGGCATCAGTCTGCTCTCGGCATCACTTCAGTGATCAGGTAATCCAGCCAGTATCCGTAGCCAGGCTGGGCCTCAACAATCCAGTCATCGTAGTCCTCAGTAATGTCCTCGATACCGTTGCTGATAACCGTTGCGGTCCAGGTGACAATGTTGCCGTTTTTGCTGGTCTGCACCGGCATATCGACGAAATGCAGCGTCTGCTGCTGAACTCCCTGCGTATCACCCAGGTCGATCGGCATCTGGAACCAGTTACGCCCGCGGTCGCAGTACATCGGCGAGCGAAGCCACGACTTAAACCTCTCGGCCTGCGCGAGCGTGAAAATCCATTGCAGCGTCCAAGTCGCTTTCAGGTCCGTGGTAATCGGCGTGATTATCAATGGACCGACCGCCGTCTGCGTCGTCTGCCAGGCTGTATCCTGCGTCATGTTCTGATCGGCGCGCTGGGGAAGCGGCAGGAACGGAGGGTATTGAACTGTTGCCACGTTTCCTCCGGGCATAAAAAAATCCGCCGGAGCGGGTTTGGTTTAGTAAGTGGCTTGCGCTTTGCGGCTTAGTCCAAATGTCTGCTGCATCTGAGAGGATACCGGGCCGCCTCTTTCCATGTCGGTGATCAGCAAGTCCACCACTGCGCTACCGTCCTGCATGTAGCCGTCGGCACTCTGGACGGTGGCGCCGGTAGACTGGTTGATGACGTTCACCTGCACGCTGATCCCTCCTCCTGACTGCATATCCTTATTGCTGATGACCTTCCCGTTATCGCCAGGGATCATGTACTGCTTGCCGGTGCTGGCCTGGTAAATCTCTGGCTTCCCTTTCTCGCCGACCTGATACAGTCCGCCGGCTGATACCGGGCCGCCGTTGTAGCGAGCGCCGGCAAGCGCAAGCCCGCTGGCAAGCCCAACTGTCGAACTGATACCAGCTGCAGCCGGGCCAGCGTTAGCACCGAACGAGGCGAGCGATGCCATCGCGGCCGCCGGAGCCCAGGCCGATGCGGTAGTTGCCGCCAGCCCGACTGATGTTGCCACCGATGCAGCTCCGAGCGTCTGACCGAGGATGTAGTTTTTCAGCGCTTCGACTCCAACCTGAACAATGCTGTTGATCACGCTGTTCAGGATGGTGTTGCCGAGCGACCGCATTGCCTCCTGCGCCGACATTGTGCCAGTTAGCAGGCTGGTGATTGCATTGGAGGCATTCCCGCTAAAGGCATCCACCGCACTCGTCAGCATGTTATAGCCGAGGCTTTGCTGGCTGAGGATTTCCCATTGAGCTGCGATCCGCTGCTGCTCATATTGCCGGTCAGCGGCATTTTTCAGCGCCAATGCATTCTCATGAGCGAGAACCCCTTGTTGCTCGAACTGCTGAATCAGCGCCAACTCCTGCGCGTGCTGGTTGGCCAACTGCTGCACCGGGTCAACTTCGGCAAGTGCCTGCTGGGTTGGGTTAACCACCTGCTGCGAGCGTATTTTGGCAAGGTTGGCCTGATGCTGAGCCTCCAGTTGCTCACTGGTTTGATCGTACTGTTGCTGGGTAATCCTCTTCCCATCAAGAGCAGTTTTCAGATCCTTCATATCCTGCTGATAAGAGGCGTTCTCTCTTGTTTCAGAGAGGAGCTTTTGAGCGGCGGCTTGGGCTTTGAGAGCATTGGCCGTATCCCATGCCGCCGCTGCATCACGTTCAACTTGAGCAACCTGCTGCGGTGTAGCATTCGTTAACTTCTGTTTTGCTGCCAGTATCGCCTGTTCGCGCGAGAGTTCGCTTGTAGAATCGGCAGCCAATTTTGCTTTCTGGCTGTACTCTTCGACAACTTTTGCATTTCTCTCTGCCTGACTCTCACCTTTCTTCTGCTCCGCTGTCAGCTTCTTATGCGAATCGAGATTGGTGTAAGTCGCGGCAGCATCATCCATCATTCGCTTGGTGTGCGGATCGTCTTTCGAGAATCCCGCGTCCTCAGCTGCATATTGAGCCGCTAATTTTGCCCTTGCGGCACCTTGTAGTTTAGAGAGCGCCAGATTCCTCTCGGACAGCTGAATTAAGCTTTTTTGCCCGGCGGTTAGGTTATCAGTGGACTTCTTCAACATTTCAAAGTTAAAGGCAGCCTGAGATGCTCCGGTGGAAAGGTCTACTATCTTGTTGTAAAGCTCTACTAACTCCGGCTTGGCGTTTTTTGATGACGAAATCATATCGCCAATTCTTAACGCTAAAGTCTGCAGAGCCTGAGGTGATGGGTTATCGCTTAGATCGGCGAGTTGCTTAGTAAGACCAAACGCCGCCTCTTCAGAAATACCCAATCTAGAGGCTACGGCACCGACAGTATTGCCGATGCTATTGGCTGTTGCCGAGAACGCCTGTCCCGCGCCATACGCCTGATTCATCGCAGATTTATAATCATCTGTCGTGATATTTAGCGACTTAAGCCGATCGTTGAATCCGTCAATTGATGCATAACCACCACCAAAAGCTGAAATAGCTTTATCGCCAAATGAAAGGAAGGAGTCAGCGGCATCACCGATGGCTTTAGGTATCTTTGAAATTGCCTGATTGTATTCAATCGCAGCCTGATTTCTGAGTAATGTTGCAGCGGTAGCATTCACTCTAGCAAGGTTTGCGTATTTGTCAGAAAGTGCAGCGATACCCTGAGTAGAAATAGAGATAACATCATTCATCCTCTCGGCGGCATCTTTAAGCGCATCCATTGCACTTTTGCCACCATTAAGAGAAGAAATTAAAGTCCCTGCAACAACAGTTCCAAGCGCGATTAGCGCCCCGACGATAGCACCACCCGGCCCGAATGCCCCAGCCAGCTGCGACCCTTGCTGACTAAATGCTACCAATGCAGATTGACCACCTTGGACCTGAACGATGAAGTCCTGGATCTGATAACCTGCCTGCTGAACGCTTCCCTTCAACCCTGAAGACATCACTTTCGAGGTAGCATTAAGTTGCGTATCAAGCTTTTTGAATTGCCCTGATGTTTTTTGTGCATTATCGCCAATGTTATCAAGGGCTTTATTCGCCTGCTGCTGACCAGTAAGCAATTTTGCAACATCGGCCTCAATCTCAATGTAGACTCCGCCAAGATTTTCACCTTCAGCCATACCTTTCTCCGGGCAATAAAAAACCCCGCCGGAGCGAGGTTTGTGTTGTCTACGAAAGTTTCGTAATTCTTTGCCAATTACGTACTCTGCATTAGCCGCAGCTTCTGGACTCAATTTTTAATTGTTGATCCAGTAACTTCAACATATTGCGACCGCTCTCGCTCTTATCAGATAAGAAAGCAGGCTCTTTTGATTTCTTAATGAAAACATGCCCTGCATCACCATCTGTATAAACGAACCGACCTCCAATTTTACTTATATCGGTATGTCCCGAGACAATACCACAGACAGCGTTTGAGCTTTCATTCCTGAAAACCTTTATCTCTGAGAAATCCAGTCCTAACAATGGGTTGAAATTACTGTCACAAATAATGACAGCAGAGCCACTTCTGGCTTTACCGCTAGCCTCAAGTAATCGCCATCTTTCGCAGTCTCCCGGCTTATACTTCTGAGATAGCTCTTTTCTTACTGCCTCTTTTGCATCATTAATGATCTGAGTATCAGATTTTGCATAACAAAAGTGTGACAAGAAAAGTAGCCCGATAATGATTAACCGCCTCACATCGCTACCCCGCACTCTTTATGAATAGACTTCTCATTCATCATTTTAATGGCCTTTATTTGTAAGCAGACGACGTTACAACCTTTTTTCCATCTGGTTCAGAACAGGAAATCATAACTGTTCCATCGTTGGTCCAGAATTTAACTATGTAAAGAACGTTCGTATCTACTATTACATTGGCCGGATAACTATCACTAATCTGGCTAAAAATGTTATACGCATCTTGTTTGCAGTGATCAAAATCAACCACCTGCACACTTTTAGTTACGGGAGACTCTTGCTCAGGATACTGTCCTGATGCGGCCATTGAATTAAGCTGTTCTTTTGTATAGCTTGTTGACGCCGCTGTGCTGAATGCCAACGAAAGCGAAGCCACTAACAGAAACTTCCTCATATCCCTATCCCCACTGGTTAGTTTTGGACAGATTAGCAGGGATAGGAGAGAACGACAAAACCACCTGATCGTTTATCAGGATGTTCGGCGGCGCGCTTTCAGAGTAGGTTGGAGCGTAAACCCGAAACAAGGAATCAACATGGATAAGTTTGACCGCATAATCCAGCGAGAGCTACTCCAACGTCTCTGCGACATTTACCCAGAATCTGCCGATAGTAGCTTCTCAAAGGAGTTTTCAGAAAAATTTGGAGGCATTAATATCTTTACTGCCAACTTACTTTATCTTGCTGGTCACGGACTCATTGAGATAAGACTTAGCAATGAAATAGGCCGACGACTGCCATCTGTAATGGACTCTTTCACGAAAATCACCAGCAAAGGCATAGATTTCATTCGCGATGACGGCGGTTTGGGCGCAATTCTGAACGTACAAACCATTAAGTTTCACCGGGACGCTGTCGTCGTACTCGAAGACCTGATCGCCATTTCAAACATGAACGACGAGCAGAAGGAAAAAGCCAAGTCGACTCTCGGCGAAATGTCGACGGAAGCCATTAAAACTGTGGTACAAGCCGTAACGACCGCCGGGTTATCAAAGCTACTCGGGCAATGAAGTCGTACCAGAAAGCAAAAACCCGCCGGATGGCGGGTTAAAGTTATAAAGCAGGCATCTCTTTTCCAAAATCGTATATGACATTCCCCACGACCCCACAAAATGCATTATAAATGAATGATTTAAATGTGTTTTTTTTGTTTATTTTTATTTCTTCCATAGAGTCACCTTTTTTTCCCATACGTTTAGCTTTTTTCGATTTGATATAACTACTACTCAATTTGTATACAGCATAAACTGCTAAAGCTATTAGCGAAGGGTCAAAGGATGCCGATACTAACGGTGTCGAAACCGTAGAGATGCAAAATTCGTTTTATTAATGTCAATATTATATCCAAAAAAAATTATTTGTTCAAAGTTAACGGCATGATGTTGATTCTACAGCTATTCCCGGCAGATATAACTGAACCTCATCAGCGGCTCGATCGCGCGCAGCATGTAGCAATTGCTTGCGGCCACCTACACCCCACTTTGCCATCTGGCTCGCGCACTGGCTGATTGCTTTGGTTTCAGTGTTGATGATATGGTCGATTTTGTTCAGCCTAGACATGGCGCCGATCCCCAAACGGACAACGGTTCGAAATACCTCATACACTTCAATTTCGAACTCCGGCTTAATCCAGGCGGCGTAGCGAATAGCAAGTAGCTCGACGCCCCACGCTCCTGATTCAGAGCCGCCTTTTATCACCTTAAGCGGTTGATTTTGTTCCGAAGCACTTTTTAGTGCTTTGGATTGAAGCGCCTTAATGAAGCGTTTTATTTGGGCGCTTCTGAGGAATACGCTTGGGCGCTGGGACTCTGTAGCCTCCCCATTTGCCACGGCTGCTGCATGGAGGTCATTAAGGCTATAGCGACCCTCATCGTCGACACGAACGGAGACACCGTTCACTGATACAGTTGGATATTTCATATCGGTTTACCTTTGAGTGATGAACCTTGTCGCACAGGAAACCGGCCCACAGAAGGCACCGACAGCCAGCCGGCATCCTCAAGGGTCATCCTGAAAGGTTCTGTGTTAAATGCGCGTGCGAGGCGCGTCAGAAGTGATTCGGCATTAGCCGATCACGAACAAACGGATGTAAAAAAGCCCCGCGAATGCGAGGCTGATATTCGATTAGTGCTGAGGTTAATTCTTCGTGGGGGTTGTCCTGGAATGCTCCTGCTCCATCATCGCCTGCCAGCGGCGATCGTCTTCGTCCATGACCGTGTCGTACTCTTCGCGCGTGAAGCCGTTCTGATTTGGGTATTTGGCGTTAATCATCATGGCGAACTCTGTCATCGTGAGGTTCTCAGCCTCTTCCCGGCTTATGCCGAAATGGTTGCGGGCAGCCATGATGTAGTCGGCAGCACGGAATTCTGCGGTTGTCTCGTTCGTTTCGTAACGCTGAAGCTTACGCACCTTCGCTTTGCCGATGATGCCGTGCATCATCAGGTTTTGCGCGACGATGACCATGCTTTCCGGCGGCATGCTGCCCGGGCGCCAGACAAAACCACGCTTACGGGCCTTTCCCGGCTTCATCCAGCCAACCAGATCTCCGATATCGTCGTCGCAGCACGCTGTCAGTACCGTATGTGCGGCCATGATCGCTTTGCGGGTCAACAGCCCACTCTGGATGTATCGCAGTACACAATCAGGAAGGCGGCTGTACTCATCGCGGATATAGGCCTCAGCTGCGCGCTGCGCGAATGGCGTCGCCTCGTCATTGCACAGGTCATAGAACGCCTGAACAATCTCCTCGGGTTCACCGATTCGCGCCATGTTGCGAAACGACGGCCGGAAAAAGAATTCCCGGTCACCGGTACCGATAACGCATTCGCCTAATTCTTTAATCGGGGTCATAGTCGCTCCATAAACAGTATCAAGGGCGCAGAACGCCCTTTGTACTATTCACGAAATGGCCTGGTGGTTAACTGATAGTGACCGTGCAGGATGCAGACGTGATCTTGACTGGTGTCGCGGAAGAGTCGGTGACTTCACAGGTATAAACCCCGGCATCACCGGAAGCAGCGCTGGCCTTGTTGAAGGTCGCCGTTGTTTGCCCGCTGACAACCGTTCCGTCTTTCTTCCAGACATAGGTATAAGGCGAAGTGCCACCCTCAACCACGACCGACATATTCAGAGCCGATCCGGCCGCCACGCTCTTGGTCGTCGGCAGGTTAGTGGTAAACGCCAGCGCCGGCGGAGCGACTTCAAATACCACGGTGTCTGCATCAGCCACTTTCCATTCCCCGGAGAAGGTCGAAATATCCGTGGTGCCGAAATCACCAGACCAGGAGGTAGTGTTGAAGTACCCCATGATATAAGTTCCAGCGTCTTCACCAGTAAAGTCGAAGCGGACCCAGACTGTCGGCTGACGGCCGGCCTGCACTTCATCGAAAATATATTTCGAGATGGCAATAGCGCCGACTTCCGTCGTCTTGTCTTTCTTGCGGAACTCACCTTCTCCTGAGATGGTGAAGTCCATATTGTTGACCAGGTTCTCAACCAGCCCCTTCGTATCGTCAGCCTCAGAGGTGACGGTATTCATGGAGTAGTCAAAGCCCTTGGTGGTCATGGCGCCGAGTCGCTTCCATTCGGAAAGCGCAGGAACCGTATCAGCACAGCCAAAAGCCATGCGGAGCACGGCCACCTTACCAATCAGCTTGCCGGTGTCATTAGCGCAGCCTTGCATGTATGCCTCTCAATTAAAAAAGGCCGCCATATGGCAGCCTGATGGGTGATTCTGACGATTATTCGCCGTATGTGCAGGATACGAGCAGCCGGGTTACTAACCGGCCCTCTTCGGTGGGGATCGGCGCCGGGACATTGCCGACAAGCCGTAGCGCGCCTACGCAATCATCGGCGCCGGATTGCGCGCTGATATACTCGACAATGGCGTTTACCGCGGCGTCAGCAGCATCGGGATTCGCCTTCGAGGAGATCACATCAACCATCACATACCAGTCTCCGCCGAGGTCAAAGGTGATATCGGTACCGCCTGAAGACCTGAATACGATGAACTGATCGGTATCTTTGCCGGTATCGCGCCATTGCCGCCATTGGACCTTAAACCCCGCGGTAAGCCCCTCAGCCACAAACAGGTCTTTGAGGCGCATATACATAGGAGGGGTCATAGCGAAAGCTCCTTCTTCACCGCCGCGTCAATCTGGCTGCGGGTATCTTCGAAGCCCTTCGTTAAGAACTCCTTGCGGGCAGTTGCTCGCCGGAAGTTCTGCTTCACTGCCGGGTCGTGGACATACACCGCATAGTTGGCGGAGTAACCAACGCGCCCGGTTACCCTGGTGCCGTTAGCCATGATTTCGCGGAACTGGCTGTTGATGAGCGTCGACGTATCGATCGGGGTGTAAAGTGCTGCCTGCGCACTGCCGATAAGCATCGCAGACTGGATTGCTCGCACGACTTTACGTCCCTGGACGTCTTTGATGATGCGATCGAGGTTGGCCTTGGCCTGGCGGATGCCGCGAACTTTAGCGCCCATAATCAGACTCCCGTAATCAGTGCGAAATCGTCCGCCAGTCGCTCGAACGTATCTGCGAACTGGACGATCTGCCGAATCTCATCGGCCTCATCCGGCGGTGCTGCATCGGTCGAAGCGCCAATCAGGATGTAATCTCCCTCCCGCGCCGTTGCGTACTCGGTCCATATCGTGTTTTTAACAACGAGCTCCCGGCCAAGGTCACCGATTTTTGCAGAGAGTCCGCCCTGGTAGTCGCAGAGGATAGCCATCGGCGCTTCCCACCCATACGGCTGACCTCCACCGTCGGTATCGCTACCGTCGGCATCGCGTATGCGCCGCCAGACTGTCGCCGTCGCGGTGAATGACCAATTAGCTACCGAAGACATCAGTCATCCCTCCATCGCAGCACAACGGCGTCTGTGGCGCGTATGCGGTCGCAGTTGATGTACCACTCACCATTGCTTTTCACGTACGCCGTCGTTTGTTGGCCTGTATCGGTGATCACCCACACCCGGGTAAACGTCCGCGGCAGCCGTTGCTGAACTGAAACCCACGCCATTAGCAGCCCCCGACCACCATAAACAGGCCCACACTGTTGCCGGCGCTGATCGGTAGTTCACTGGTGCAGCCGCTGGTATCCAGTTTCGCCAGCGAGTCACGCAGCCAGGTAATGCCGTCGTCACCGTAGTCGAACGAGCGCGACGCTCCTGATGGCGCCCCCTGCGATTTTATTCGCCTGGCGCCGGATGACGTCGCCATGAGCGCAGCGGCATACATCAGGATGAGCTTTGCCGTGCAGTCGTCATATCCCGCACCATCAAGGCACGGGATAATCTTGTTCACCACGCAGAGAATCGAATCGAGCAGAGCGGCCGGGATGGAGTAACCCAATTCACCGAGGAACGCCTGCACGTCTGCCGCTGTGATTGGGTCAGCCATGGTTATTTCGCCTTTTTCTTCAGCTCGTCGATTTGTTTCTGAGCCTCGTCGAGTTCAGCCTGCAGCTTGGCATTACCAGCGGTTAGCGATTCTACTTTGCCGTTAGCCTCGTCGAGTTCAGCCTGCAGCTTGGCATTACCAGCGGTTAGCGATTCTACTTTGCCGTTAGCCTCGTCGAGTTCAGCCTGCAGCTTGGCATTACCAGCGGTTAGCGATTCTACTTTGCCGTTAGCCTCGTCGAGGTCAGCCTGCAGCTTTTGCAGATCGGCCGGGGTCGCTACCTCCAGCACCTGATCTCCCACGGGGATTGCCTTACCAACCAGCCAAAGCGGGAGAGTTTCACCTTTGTAAACTTCGCCCTTTTTAAGTTCGTGGCTGTCATGGGTGAGCAGCCATTGTTGTTCTTTACCAGCCATGCGGCCTCCGTAAAAAAGATGGGGCCGAAGCCCCACAGGTTATGCTTTGGTCAGCTGAACGTAACCAGCCTGGCCATTTGCATCGTGTTTGAACTGCGGAGCCGCGGCGGCCAGAACCGAGAAGACATAATCATCTTCCGGGTTAAGGCGTGCTTTCGGACGCATGGTCATCGGCATGCCATTCAGGATCTGAACGACGTCAGGGCGTTTAACAACGCCAAGCAGTTCATCGGTCGGAACTCTGGAGGCCGGAACCAGCGCGGCCACGCCTGGAATTTCCATGATGCGGGACAGGATGGTCTTCGGATAGTTCGCGGCATAGTCGTTAACCGATGCGTAGAACCAGTCTTTGTAGTTCAGGTAGATCGTCACCGGTGCATAGAAGTTTTCGTTATGCAGCAGGTTAATCAGGTCGGAGATTGCCGCAACCCACTGCGCGCCGCTGGCACCGTTCAGGGTCAGGCCGTGAGTTCCGGTTCCGCGGTTAGGGGCAGTACGCAGTCCATAAATGGTCGCGCCTCCGACGTTGATGTTTGGATCGCCGTTCAGCACCATGTCTTCCAGCTTCTCAGCGACTTTGCGCTGATGGTTGGAAAGAGCGTCACTGTCCAGCGAATAACCTTCAGTCTGAGCAGCCAGCATCTGGCGCCAGCCGAATGTCAGCTCACTGTCGATGATAGGCAGCGGCGTACCTTCGTAATCCATGACAGGCTGATCACCCTTCGCCTTGCCGCGTCCATCCAGGCTGATGTTTACATCGCCGGAATCGGACAGGGTCATGAAGTAATGGACGATCTTACCGAGCGCCATAGGGCGGGAAACGCTGGCAGCCAGGTCGTTAAACACTGACAGCACGTCACGCTGTACGGTGATAGCCGAGCGGTCCCATTCGCCCCAGACGTCTTTCGGTAGCACGGAGGCGTTACCGACAAGCTCATCAAACGCAATGAACTGACCGTTCGCATCGTTGACTGCAAAGCCATGCTGTGCAGCCATATTGCGCTGCATCATGTCCCAGCGACGGCGGGCATTGAGAATCAGCTTTTGCTGCTGTGGAGTAAACTTTAACATTCTTGTTTTCCTTATGCCTTGGCGTACGGAGTGGAGAGGATCACCACGTCGGCGAAACCTTCCGCCGCCAGAGTGCGCCCTGCTTTTTCGTCGAACGTTGCGACGACCTGGTTGCCGGTTGCGGCCGCTTTGAATACGCCGCCGATACCAATGGTCAGCTCCTGGCCTACCGTATAGGCTGCTGCTGCCAGGCGAACGTTGTATTCCTGCTCCCCCTCCACGCGATATGCCACACCAGTCTCGTTAGCTGCGTAGGCAGTAGTAATCGCCTGACCGATGAAGCGCCGATTTCCGAGGATGAACCAGCGGCCGGTAGTGTCTGCAGATGCCGCCAACTTGCCGGAAGCGATTTTTACGGCAACACCCGGATTAAGAGCAGATGCGACAGGAAGGTTGATGGTTTCCGGCTCACGCTCGACCGGGCCACGATAGATGACGTTAGCCATTATTTTTTCTCCTGATCGATGCCAGCGTTGAGGTCATAGTCTTTCCACTGGTCATTTTCAGCATTGGCCTGCTGGAAAGATGGGTTCAAACCTGTGCTGGTTTGGCACTGTGCATACATGTCGTTCAGCGCTTCGCCGGCCAGCGAGTTGATCGCCGCTTCGGTCATGAACGGGAATTTCGCTTTGACCGCTTCACGCTTGGTCTTGAGGTCTTTTTCAGCGTTGGCCTGCAGCTGAGTTTTCAGCGTGCTGATCTCGTCAGTCAGCGGCTTAATTGCCAGATTTACTGCCGCAGTAATCGCGTCAGAGTTAATCTGAGTACCCGGCTGGTCGCCTGCTTTCTTCTGAACCTGCTGGTTATAGGCATCCCAGACCTGATCGTCGGTCAGCCCCTCGGTTTTAACGCCTGCGGCATTGAGCGCGGCGATCATCTTCTCTTTCATCGGGTTTGTTTCTCCGTTGGTTTTGACTTCGTACTCAGTGGGTTTGCGCACGACCTCTACTGGATCGCCGACCAGCGTGACTGTGCTGTCGTCGATGAGGTATTTTTGCTGGAAGAGCTTATTACCTTCTTCGAAGATGAATTTGTCTGGCCACACGGTCACGACATAGCGATACACATCGCTGCCTGACGGCGCGCGAATGGCTTCACGCAGCATCTGGTAGATTTCATCGAATGAGGCATCTGAGTTGTGGGTGAGGAAGAACTTCACTTTGTTCAGCAGGCCATCTTTGAGGCTATTTGCGGCTTCAACGAGGCTTGCAGTTTCGACTTCGCCTTCCTGACCATCGGCATTCACGAACATGCCGACGCCTTCTTCTGGAGTACCGGCACCCGGCTCATCGAGCAGGATAGCGATATGGTCGAACTGCATATTGCGAGCGATCCATGAGTACTTCTTCTGCTTCGACTCGCCTGACTTTCTCTCTTTGTTCGTGAGTAATCCGGTAGACAGGTGGATCGGGTCGGTGTTGGTGCCGGCGATCATCTCATCTAGGCGATTAATCAGACGCTTACCGTCAGGCTTTGTCTCGGCGACCGCCTTATTGATATAAACGTCCATGACGACCTGGTCGCCTGACTTGCTGACGTTCTGCGCCCATGCTCCGACGTGATAGCTGTTAATGGCCCGCGGGTCATTGGCGCTGACATACTTGCCATCTACCATCGGGTGCGGAAGAGGCATCAGCTTGCCTTCCATCGTCTGGTAGCTGTTGTTAATTTCCTCCGCCGGGTACAGACCTCCATTCATCACAATGTCATCGACGATCGGAACAGCACCACGAATGACGTAGTGCTCCTGGCCATTGATGGTTGTCGTTGAGATGTTGGAGGCGTTGATGGCGAGGGATTTAACATGAATACTGGTAAGGTTCATGTTTAACCCTTTGGATTATTAAAATGAAAAAATGGTTATTGGCCTTAGTGTTTGTAGTCGCTCTTCCAGCCAAGGCAGGTTTCATGACTGGCAATGAGCTTTATGAACTCTACAAAGCGTCAATCCGCGCCGAACAAGCATCACCAAATGAAAAAGATTTAGTAGATGCAAGTGAGTATTTGGGCTATGTAACCGGCGTGTGGGACGCGCTAGAAGGCTTTGCCGTTTGCACTGGTGACAAAATCACAAGAGGGCAAATCGGCGACATGGTCGGTGAA